CACATGGGAGTGCAAGGCTGAAGATGTAGTCTTAACTCCTACCGCGAAGCCTGACTTCGTATAACCCAAGGAGAACCAGAGATGGCCCTAATTAAAGCGCAAGACGTACAGAAAGAATTGTACGATGCAGTAGAACAGATAAATGTAATCCTCAAAGGTCTGACTTCCAGACTTGATGAGCTAGAGAAACCTAAGCCAGTGAGGAAAGCTAATGGAAAGTAATGTCGATCATACTATGTACTTTGAAGCATTGATTGACACCTTCGCTACAGTAGGTTGGAAAGCTATCATGGAAGATATGCAAGAAGGTGCTGACCAACTAACCCTAGAGAACTGTAAGACAGCAGAAGAGTTCTGGAGAGCGAAAGGACAAATGGAAGCGTATCGAAAGATGCTCAGCTATGAAGATTTCATTAGGCAGGGTTTTGAGAATTATGCTGAAGATTTATGATTACAAGTGTACGTCTACGGACAAGGTAGTAGAGAAAATGACCCATCACGGGGAAGACCTCGACTGCTCCTGCGGAAGTACACTGAAGAAGATGATTACCCCAATCTCATTTAAGCTCGACAACTCATTTCCCGGCTATGCCGATAAGTGGGCTAGAGATCACGAGAGCGGGGCCAAGAGAGGATAACAGGGCTAGCCCCCTGCCTTTTTTATTCCATAATGGGTAGAACCCACGGAGACTGTAAATGGCTGCAACGATAGTAGACGAAGTTGAAACTGAGGTAACTGAGGTAACAGAAGGTATTCCAACATCTTACGATGACTTGGTGTCAGATGAGAAACCTGAAGAGGTAGCTCCTGAACCAGAAGTCGAAGAAGAGGAAGATGATCTGCCTGAGAAGTACCAAGGTAAGACTAGAGCTGAAATTGCTCGTATGCACACTGAGGCCGAAAAAGCTATAGGACGACAGTCCAGCGAAGTTGGTGAACTTAGAGCTGCATTTGATGAGTTCGTTACCTCATCTATAAAAGAAAAGAACGCGGTAGTGGAAGAGCCTGTAGATGAGACTGACTTCTTCATTGACCCTAAAGCTGCTGTACAACGCGCAATCGACAACCATCCGAAGCTACGTCAAGCTGAGGCGGTTACGGCTGAAATGCAGAAGAGGGAAAGCCTTGCTACACTGAAGGCACAATTCCCAGATATGCAGAAGACCTTGCAAGACCCTCACTTTGTCGAGTGGGTTAAGGCTTCACCAATCCGTAGGAAACTATGGGCCTCTGCCGATACGAACTATGACGCTGAAAGTGCTGCCGAGTTGTTTAGCAACTGGGGTGAACGTGCTGATGTAGTGTCTAGGGCTAAGAAGGTAGAGAAGCAACATCAGGCCAATGAGGTGCGTAAAGCATCCACTGGAACTGCCCGTGGTAACCCTGACGCAAAGCGTGTAAAGAAAACATATCGTCGTGCAGATATACGCAGACTTATGAACAGTGATCCAGCCCGTTATGAAGCTATGGAGGCAGAAATACTTCTAGCCTATAGTGAGGGAAGGGTCAAATAATCCCTATTAAGGAATAGAAAAATGGCAGCATTTAACAACGTACCATCGGTAACTAACACTACAGCAGCGGTATTTATCCCTGAGCTGTGGTCTGATGAAGTTATCGCAGCATACGAGAAGTCACTTGTAATGGCTCCTCTCGTTCGTAACCTGAGCATGGAAGGAAAGAAGGGTGATACCATCCACATTCCTAAGCCTGTTCGTGGAGCAGCGTCAGAGAAAGTATCTGAAGCGCAAGTCACCCTGCAATCTAACACTCACACTGAGCTGGTAGTTTCCATTGACAAGCACTTTGAGTACTCAAACCACATCGAAGATATTACTGCTACTCAGGCGCTTGCGTCTTTGCGTCAGTTCTACACTGGTGATGCTGGTTACGCTCTGGCTCTTCAGAAAGATCAAGACCTGTTCGATCTCGGCAAGTGGGTTGGTAACGGTACTGGTGCAGACAACCAGACTAGCAACTCCTTCACTGACACTGCTGGTGTTCTGTCTCCTTACGTCACTGGCGTTGGCGCAGACTTCACTGACGCAGGTTTCCGTAACCTTATTCAGAAGATGGATGATGCTGACGTACCTATGGACGGACGTAAGTTCGTAATCGCTCCTGCGGTTCGTAATGCCATTATGGGTATTGATCGTTACGTGTCTAGCGACTTCGTAAACGGCAAGGGTGTTGTAAACGGTAAGATCGGTGAGCTGTACGGCATCGATATCTACGTTTCAACTAACGTGCCTACTGAAACTGGCGCTCGTGGTAACTTCTTGTTCCACTCCGATACCTTCCTCTGTGTAAACCAGAAAGGTGTTCGTTCACAGACTCAATACCAGCAGGAGTACTTGGCAACACTGTACACCGCTGATACTTTGTACGGTACTTCAATCTACCGTCCTGAGTCTGGTTTCACTCTTTGGACTGAGTAAGTCCTAACCGAACTGGCCCTCTCGGGGGCTGGTTCACTTTATCCTAGTGTACATTATTAGTGTACAGCAGTATACGGTGAACACAAAAACAACCAACACAGGGACATAGAATGTCAATATCATACAATATCACTACGAACTTCGGAGCTAAAGATGGCCTTCCTACTAATGACCCTAACAAGGTTGTTAAAGGCAGTGAGCACACGGTTGAGTTCGCGGCTATCAAGACTGCATTCCAACAGGCTGCACCAGTAGCTAACCCTACCTTTACTGGTACAGCTACCTCTCCTAGTTTCGTTGGCCCTTTGCAAGGTAATGTAACGGGTAACGTTACAGGTGCGTTGACAGGTAATGCCTCTACTGCTAGCAAGTGGGCTAACTCCCGTAAAATCACCTTCACAGGCGACTCTACAGGTACAGTGTGGATAGATGGGTCAGGTAACGTAAACTGCGCCTTAACCACGACAGCCTCTGGCTACACACACCCTAGCTATGCTACCACCAATATTAACACCTCTGGCGCTCAAGTAGTTGACGTAATCAATACAACAAGTGAAGGTCATATCAGTAGCCTGTCCAAGCGGACTATGACTCTAGCTGACCTCGGTTATACGGGTGCAACTAATGCCAACAACTACTCGCACCCATCTCACGCAGGGGACGATATAAACCTAGACACAGCCCCTATGACGGGCGCTAAGGTTTTGTCCGATTTAGACTTCAACATAACTACAGATACCTCCGGCCATGTAACAGACGCTAACGCTACATTTGCTACCCGTAATCTTACGTTGGGTAATCTTGGTTACACTGGCGCAACTAATGCCAATTACTATACACACCCTACTTCTTCAGGTAACAAGCACATACCCTCTGGTGGAGCAGCAGACCAGTGGCTAAAGTACTCAGCTAATGGTACAGCAGTGTGGGCAGCTCTTCCCGAAGGTAGTTCGTATACACACCCAACCTACAGTGCTACAAACGTAAACACATCAGGTGCCACGGTAGTAGACCAGATACAGACTAACAGTACTGGCCACGTTACGTTTATGAACACCCGTAGCCTTACACTGGGTAACCTTGGCTACACCGGAGCAACTGACGCTAACAACTATACTCACTCAGTCAACGGCACTACGAACATAAACACGTCAGGCTCTACTGTAATAGACCAGATTACTACTAGCAGTGAAGGTCATGTTACGTTTATGAATACACGTACAATGACACTTGCTGATCTCGGATACACTGGTGCGGCCAACGCTAACAACTTCACCTACACACACCCCGCTTATGCAGGTGATGATATCAATATAGACACTGGCGCTTTAGGCGGTGCTACTGTTATCTCTGACCTAGACTTCAATGTTACTACAGACGCTCAGGGTCATGTTACTGATGCTAATGCTACAATAGCTACTCGTAACTTGACTGCTGCTAACCTCGGTGCTTTGAAGGACACCACTGACACCTTCACTGGCACACTCACGGTTACAGGGTCTGTAGTGGCTTCAGGTAACGTCACTGCGTATTCAGATGCTAGATTGAAGAGTGACGTAGGAGCCTGTATGGGGCTGTCTGCGGTAGAAGCCATGAACGGCTACAACTACACTATGAACGATGAGATATGCGCTGGAGTGATCGCACAGGAGCTAGAGGAGGTAGCACCAGAGCTTGTGATCGACAACGTAGACGGATTCAAGTCTGTGAACTACATGGGACTCACTGCATACTTGATTGAGGCTGTGAAAGACTTATCAGCTAAGGTTAAAGAGCTGGAGGCTAAGTAATGGCATTACCTAGCGGCACCATTACGATGCAAGACCTCCAGAACGAGTACGGGGGTAGTAACCCTGCCAGCCTATCAGAGTATTACCGAGGTGGCACCTATGTGAACACAGAGCGCGTTGACATCACTGATGATTCCACAAGATACATTGTAGGTGTAGACTACTGGTTCTGGGATACCAACAACGGTATAGAAGGGGTATACATTGATGGTGTTCTCGATAACTCATTCGCTGAGAACTCACAGACTCAATACTTCTACGGTACAGGTAACGTTAGATACTATAGAGCATATGGAGGAGGAATTGTACAGGGTGAGTTCCCTACTGGTGTGTTCTACTATAACTTAAGGACATGGACTCAGACGACAAACCAGATAAACACAACTGTCCCTGCAAGTGGAACAATCAGTCTGAATAATTTTAAGAACCAAGGTAACTAAAGGAGAAAGACATAATGGCAATGTTTGACGGATTTTCAGCGGAGGACTTCCAGAAGGCTATTGAAGCCAACCCTGAAGCATGGGGTAAAGCCCTAACAAGCGGTCTTAACAACGGATCACCAGCAGGTAATCCCGGCTTTAGCCAGTCGGATACAGGCGGTGGGATGATATGGACAGAAGAAGGAGAAGCTACCCAAGCAGATAAGGATCAGTTCGCTAATTGGTCTAACGCTCAGACGGGCGGTAATATGACAGGGGACTTCGAAACACAGACTCTTCAAGAGCAGTACCAACAGAAGATGGCTGATAACCCTGATATGAAATACTCGGATGCCTTTATGAAGGTAGCTGACGGAACTGACACCTACTTAGGTCAGTCATATCAGAAGTCTATAGGACAGGACAACCGATCACCGAACGGTGGTTTACCAGCAGACACGGCGGTAGACTTGGATTTCGGGGTGGGCATGAGCACAAAGAAGGCTCAGGAACAACAGATTCAGCAGAACGCAAAGACCGAAGCAAACGCAACCATCCCCGTAGAGGAAAGCAACCTAAACGCAACACCTAATCAAGGTATGCTTGCTCAGTCAGCAGGTACAGAGCTTCCCCAAGACTTCCTAGCTGACTACTACAATACTGGTGATGGCAAGGGTATGTTTGAGGAAGACTCAGCGGCAGTCGATGCAGCTAATGCCACCCCTAACGAAGCCGTACCCGTAGAGGAGAGCAATCTAAGCCCAACGGCTACCCCTGAGGAGGAGGTTGTAACGTCAGGCGCTCAAGGCGTAGAGGGTGGTACTCCTCTAGATGAGTTCCTTGTGTTCGTTCAGGAAGCTAACGGTAACTATCAGACAGAGCTGGATAGGATAGCACGTAGCGGACAGTATGACAGAGGCTCTCAGATTGAGGATGCCTCTAGTCACTTTGCTAGTGAGCAGACCGACCTTATCATGGCTGAGATGGAACGCTTAGGTATTACTCATGATATGTTGCAGCACTCAGTAAGTGGTAGTTCTAACGATGGCTACCGTGACCTAGGTGTTGCTAATCAGACTGCCTACGGTCGTGACTTCATGAACATGGTGAACAACGGTGACTATGGTGGTACTAACCCTAGGGATATAGCAGCACAGCCAGCAACAGAAACAATCTTTACTAACGATCAACTAGGAGACTTCACACTACAGGAAGTACCTGACAGCTCTGTATTCGATGATCCCTTCGTTGGTATGATAGCAGGGGCCTTGGCTCCAATTACAGGCGGCTGGTCAGTCGTTGCACTTCAAGCAGCTAAAGCAATTACAGGTGAAACACTACACGCTGGCAACTACGCCTCTGCTGTAGGCGCTATGGCAGGTCAGATCACTGACGTACTGGTTTCTCAAGGATTACCTCTGGAGTACGCTGAGCAAGTCACTAAGGCTATTTCTGCTGGTTCTGATGCAGTAGGCCAGTCAGAAGACGAGAATGGAGATATCGTATGGCAACCTGTTGACGTATCTGATATTCTAGGTGATGTACAGGTACAAGTGCCAGACTTCGAAGGGCCAGTAAAAGAGGAGGACGACGGAGGGGGCGGTTCAACAACAGACAGCTCTACGGAAGACAGTTCATCCTCTAGTACAGAGAGTCCACCGACCAACCCTTCACCAAACAATCCGCCGGAGAGTGGTAGTTCAGGTGGTGAAGACCTTAGTGATGACTGGGTCTGGAGTGACGTAAATCAGGATGAGGAGGAGGTCTTCGGTGATGACTTTGAAGCACCCCCTGAGATAGGCGAGGACACAGATACGGAGCTAGGCCCTGACGACCCTGCGTGGTGGAAGGACATACTAGCAGGTATTGTTCCTGATAAGAACGGGAACATGCCTTCAGATGACCCATTTGGAGATACAACTGACGATGAATCAGATGGGTTAGACGGAGACGACGATGTCATTGAAAGCGAAACTACTGGAGATGACACTGATGGGACTACTGACGCTGACGGGACTACTGGTGATACTACCACTGGGGATGTTACTGATGATACTGGGACGACTACTGACACAGGAACAGGAACTACTGGAACAAACACTGACGAAGAGGTCGTAGACGAAACCGGAGCCGAAGGAGAAAACCCTGACGATAATGTTGAAGGTGGCCCCGGCCCCGGCACTGGCCCCGGCGATGGTGACGGAGAAGGTGAAGGAGAGGGTGAAGGCGACGGCGGTCAGGTAGGTAAGCCCTTTGCATCTGGAGGGGGTGGTACTGAAGCTGAGTGGACTGAACTGTTCCCCTACACTAAGATCACACCTTTGCAGAAGAAGAAGCTGCTACCTATGGTCAAGTACATTAAACAAGCACGAGGAATGGTATGACATACCTAGAAGTAGTAAACGAAGTGCTGACTCGTCTTCGCCAAGACCCTATCACGGGGATCATTGGTGAGGATGACGAGTCGGCCAAGATGGTAATCAAGCTAGTGAACGATGCCAAAACCAAAGTGGAGAATGCCCATAACTGGAGTGTTCTCCGTAAGGAATGGAATCTCACTACTGTAGACAGCCAGAAGCGGTACGACCTACTAGACTCGCACAACTATATCAAAGTAGAGAGCATGTCTAACGAGGACGCAGGCTACTGGATTGAGCAGACCAGCACTAAGCAGATGAAGCAGAAGCACTGGGGGCCACAGGTCGCTGGTAATCCTCTGTTCTTCACTGTGTCTGGTGCTGCCTCTAATGGTAACGCTACTGTCGATGTATGGCCTCTCCCTAAGGCAGGTGTCAGCCTGTCCGTTGAGGGGTTCCAGAATCAGGATACTCTTACAGCAGATGGCGATATCTTGCTAGTCCCTGCCCTGCCTGTGATCTACGAAGCCTTAGCTATGGCAGCTAGAGAGCGTGGTGAAGTAGGCGGTCAGACTGCTCTGGAAATATTCGGAGTAGCCAAGCAATACCTGATGGACGCAGTAGCCCTAGATGGCGCACTGTCTCCTCTGGACAACATCTGGTACTCAGTCTAATGTCACAGCCTCAAGTAAACGTCAACGTCCCTGCTGTTGGTTCTAATGGCATCAACACAGAGGACTCTCCAATCTCACAAGATCACTCTTTCGTAGCAGTAGCTGACAATGCTGTTATCGATAAGTTTGGTCGAATTGGAGGGCGCAAGGCGTTCGCCACTGACACAGTTACTTTCCCCTCCCCTCCCACTATCGTTGGAGCAGTAACCTACAACCTAGAAATTGACTCACTCGAAGGAGGGGTTATAGGGCCTTCGTCCAAAGTTCTAGCTATAGGCACCTACACAGGCTATGATGCTAACGGTGGTGTCGTAGGTCGTGCTCGGCGTATCTTTGAGCGATCTGGTTCAGTACTGACCGTAGCAGGTGGTACTCCAACTATCAATGACGATAGCACTCTCTCCTCTGCCCAAATCGTAGCCACAGATGACAGGTTCTATATCTTCTCTGAAGGTAACGAGGTTCTAGTGTGGAACGGGACAGTAGTCACTAACCTGTCTGCTGATGGGGCTTATATCGGTATCGATAACGGTGCAGGGCCAGAGATACCTACGTTTGACCGTGGTATGGCCGCGTATGGCCGTATATGGGCCACAGGGCATGAGGGTGACAGTAACACTGTGTACTACTCAGACCTCCTCATAGGGTCTTCTTGGTACACTACAGGCGGCACAGACCCCCTCTCTACTGCTGGTAAGATCAACGTACTAGAGAACTGGCCTAACGGTAGGGATGAGATAGTAGGGATAGCAGCTCACAACAACATGCTGATCGTATTTGGTCGTGAAGCTATACTGGTGTACAACGCTGGTTATGGCGATCCTGCTGACCCCGCTAGTGGCTTTACGCTACAGGATACTATCTCTAACGTAGGTTGTGTGGCCAGAGACGCTATCGTGAATATCGGTACTGACGTTCTCTTCGTAGATGACTCAGGTGTCCGGTCACTAGCTCGTACCATTCAGGAACGCTCCTCCCCTATGGGTAACCTTACAGTTAAGGTTCGTGGAGACATCACAAGCCTGATTGCTCAAGTAGACAGCGATACTATTAAGATGGTGTATGACGGTTCTAACAACTTCGCTCTGGTGCTCTTTGAGTCTGAGCAGTTAGTGTATTGCCTAGACCTTAAGCTGTATACCTCAGGCGGTGTATCCCGTGTCACACGATGGACAGGTTGCGGCTTCAAGTGTATGGAGTTCATCGAGGAAGCCAACACGCCTACCTTGTTACTTGGTGGACGGAGCAACACAGGAGTGCTGAGGTACGAAGGATACACACAGCATGACAGCCTCCCTTACCTCTTCAAATACTACAGTAACCCTATGAACTTCGGAGAGCCTGCTAAGACTAAGATCGTTAAGCAGGTAGACTACACAATTATCAGTGGTCAGTTCGATGCTGAAGGGTTCGCAAAGTACGGGTACGATAACATAGGCGAGTACAAAACTAAACGATTAAACCTTATCGCCAACCCAGCCGCCTACTACGGTGAAGCAATATGGAATGAAGAAACATACGGTGCCTCAGATGAGCTAATCAGACGATACAGGGTTAATACAGGTGGTTCAGGTGAATCACTGGTTATAGGATTAGAAACCGAAGTACTAGGCAACACAGTCTCACTTCAGGAAATCAACGTACAAACACTTATAGGAAGGATTAACTAATGGGCGCAGAAACAGAAAATGACCCCGGTATGCTTGAAGGACTGTTACCTACAGCAATAACAGGTGCTGCAGGCTTGGCTATGGCTGGTGACATAACTACCACTGGCGCTAACCTGAATGACGAGCTTCAAGGGATGGCTGATGAAGCTGCAACGAATACAGCGTTCACAGGGTATGGGGTAAAGACAGGACTCAGTCCCACTGAAACCACTATTGCCGCAGATGGTAGTATTGAATCAGCAGTAGGCCCTGACAGTAAGCTACGGACAGCAGGTGGTAACGCCATAGTAAATGGTAAGACTGGTATGCAGAACGCCATGACTGGACTAGCCAGCGCTGGCACTAACGCTAACACGGGCAGGTTTGACACCGCTATGGGTAACGCTGCCATGATGACTGGTTTATCGTCTGGTAACGGCAACGTAGGTAGATTCGATACCGCGATGGGCAATGCTGCAGCAATGAATGCCTACTCATCTAACAACCCTAATGCGGCTGGTGCTGGTGGTATGCTCCAAGGTGCTATGGGTGGGTTGGCAGGTCAGCAAGCTGGAGCCTTAGGTGCTTCACAGCAAGCCATGAACAACAGTATGCAGGATAACGGCGCTAGAGAGCAAGAGATATACGGTCGTATGATGGCCGCTCAACAGCCGGGTATGGATAGAGCAAGGGCAGGAATGGAAGCTCGTGCTCAGGCACAAGGTCGAGGCGGTATCTCAGGCTCTCAGTACGGTGGTTCTGGTGAGCAACACGCTCAGTCAAGAGCAGAAGCAGAAGCCCGTAACTCAGCTATGATGGGTGCTATGAACCAGAGCCAGACTGAGATGATGAACCAAGGTCAGTTGTCTAACATGTACGGTCAGATGGGACAGGGCGCTGCTGGTATGCAAGGTAACCTCGCTAACATGTATGCTAATGTAGGTGCTCAGAATGCACAGATTGGCCAAGGAGCTACTGCACTGGCTTACCAAGG